AACGCCGCCATCATTCCAAATGCGGAGCATTTCTGCACCGCCAGACCCGCCGCCATTGCCAAGCCAAAGATTGCCGTTGACGGAAAGTAACTCGGTGGCCGAATTAGTGCCAATCCCTACTCGGCCTGAGGAGTCAATACGAAGGCGCTCAGCAGCAGCCGTTGTAAACGCTAAAGAATTACTGGCGTGACGGTAAAGAATTGAACCGACCTCAAGATCTGTTCCTGACGTGCCATCTGCAAAATAAATACTGCCGTTTCCTGTGGTGCTGCTATAAAAAGTCATTCCATGACTAGCGCTGCCACCTCCGACAACCAAGTCATCACCGTTTGGATCAAAACTTCCAGGGCCACTAGTCCCCAGCCCCAAGCGGCCATCGTTTGTGATACGAAGTCGTTCGGAGAAGGTTGCGGTTGTGCCTGCTGTACCGGAAGCAGCCGTATACCAAATATGTGCCCCGGCCAATTGCTGGTAATAACTTGCTGCAGCCGTGTTTGCATACTTGAAGTCGCCATCGTAAGTGGCGTTCTGCATTAAATTTAGCTGTGAGCTAGTGGCGCCAAAAAGGGCATTAGCAGTACTGCCAACCTGCAGTGCTCTTCCTACGCTCCAAGTGCTTGGTGTTAGACCAACACCGACATTTCCATTCGCATCAACAAACAACCGCCCAGTGCCATTAGTCGAGATGGCTACTTGGTCTGCGCCGGGGGAGTACAGTCCAGAATTTGCGTCCCCGCTGAAAAATAGTCCTGGCGTGGAAGCGCTGCCTGTAATAATACCGAGCGCACCAGTCATCGTGTCGCCGGTGGTGTTGACAAACTCGCCGGCCTCACTGCGCCATGCTGAGCCGTCCCAGATCTTGAAGACGTAGGTGCTGCCGCTGGTATCAAGCCACTGCTCGCCAACGGTATTGCCTGTTTCGCCACCACTTGCTGGGCTAACGTTCGGTGCAGTGCTGCCGACGTGTACCGGGCCAACCTTGACTAGCGCACCAGCCGAGTCCTTGAAAAACAGGCCAGGGCTGCTGGTGTTGGTGTTGATGGCAAGTTGACCATCAGACATCGAACCAGGCAGGGGGCGCTTGTTTGCGGTGCTGCTACGCAGGTGCTGAAGAGTCATTCCTTAACGCCTACTGGCCGGAAGTTACCCTTATAGCTTAATAAGTACCGTCGCTGTAATTGAGGTTACCTGCGCCAATCGCCACGGTCGTGTCAAACGTGGCGACGCCAGTTACATCCAGTGTTCCGGGAATATCAATGTTGCTGGCCCATTCCACATCAGTACCACCGGATGCAGTCTGCAGCAGTTGACGCGCTGTGCCGTTTGCTAGCTTGCTGACTGCAATCTCAGCCGTAGCCGAAATGTCAGCATTAACGATGCTGGCATTACCGGAAACCAGCACGTTACCGCTTTGGTTAGGCAGCGTGATGGTGCGGTCAGCAGTTGGATCGACAACGGTCAGCGTTGTTTCGTAGTCGTCCGCTGTGCTGCCTTCAAAGATCAGGTTTGCATTGTTCAGCGTCAGGCTGCCGGTCATCGTGTCGCCTGCCTTGGCGACCTTTTCGGTATCTAGCTCTTGAATGGCAAGCTGGACATTGGTAGCAATGATGTTGCCGGCAGGCGAGAAGCTGACGTTGGTTGCGATCTGCGAGCCAATGGCGCTAGAAACGTCAATCAAGTCCCAGCTTGCGCCATTGGACAGGATCATGTCCGGCGGCGCCAAAGCTTCTGCCGGTGCGTTGCCGGTGCCGGTGCCGGAGTCCGACACGACTAGGTAATACTGCCTATTGACGCTGGACGCGGCTGGCAGCGCTACGCCTGCAGCCAAGCCAACTGCTGCGCCAGCAGTGGTTACCGAGGCAACTTGGTTGATGCTGGCGTTGTAAGTGCCTGCGTAGATCAGCTCACCGGAGATGATCGTTACCGGCAGCCACGCCGAGCCAGACCAGATGTAAAGGTCTTGATTGATCTCGTCGTAAAAGTATTGACCCTTGAAGGATGCGCTAGGGAATACAACATTGCCGCCAGTGTCAATAGCGCCGCCGAACAGTACGGTGGACTGATCGGCAAGCTTTGGCGCTGTGATCGCACCAGTACCGATCAATGATGCTCCGAATGTGCCGGTTGTGATCTTGCTGGTATCCAGTGATGGGATGTCACCAGCAATCAAAGTTGTGCCGGCAGTGATAACGCCAGAGTTGTTAAATGTGACCTTGGTTGCGGTGCCGCCAGTAACGGTGTTGTTGATGCTCAGTGCACCGCTCACGTCAACAGTTAGCCCAGCACCTGGAACAACAGCGCCTAAAACGCTTGCGGTCGCGGCTGGCAGTAGATCGCCGGTGATCGTCGGAAGATCGGCGGCGACAAGCTCCCTAAAGCTAGGTACAGCAGTGGCGCCAGATGTTGGGCCAGCAAGAACCGTGTTGGCAGACTGCGCTAGAAACTCGCTGCCATCTAGATCGTTAGCGAGCTTGGCTGCAGTAACATTGCCGTCAAGGATCTTGGCGGTAGTAACTGCATTGGATGCCAGCGCAGTTGCGTCAACAGCGCCAGCAGCAAACTTGGCAGTGGTGACGGCTCCATTAATGATCTTTGCTGTAGTTACCGCATCGCTAGCCAGCTCGGATGCACCAACACTGCCATCGGCAATCTCAGATGCGCCGACTGCTCCAGCGGCAATCTTTGCTGCGGTTACCGCGTCATCAGCAATTTTTGCTGTGGCAACTGCTAAATCTTGGATTGCCGCGGTATCAACAGCGTTATCGGCAAGCTCGCTGCTACCTACAGCATCTGCTGCAATCTGCGCAGCCGTGATAGTGTCAGCAGCAATTTGAGTTGCGGTAACAGCGCCAGTAGCCAGCTTGGCAGTTGTAATTGCGCCGTCAGCAATTTTTGCTGTTGTCGCGGCATTGCTGGCAAGTTGAGTTGCAGTTACGGATGCGCCAACAAGCTTGGCTCCGTTGATCGAGCCATCAGCAAGGTTGAGCTTTGTATCTGCAATCGTGCCGTCAGCGATCTTGGCATTGGTGACTGCGCCATCGCCGAGCTTGGTGTTGGTTACCGCGCCAGTGGCGATCTTTGCCTCTATGACAGCCGCCGATGTAATAGCAGCGCTGTCTACAGCATCATCAGCAAGCTCACTGGCCCCAATCGCGCTTGGCGCAATCTGGGTGGCCGTGATTGTGTCGTTGGCAATCTTGGCGGCCGTGACAGCCAAGTTGGCAATCGCCGCGGTATCAACAGCGTTATCTGCCAGCTCAGACGAGCCGATGGCATTCTCTGCGATCTGCGTAGCAGTGATGCTGCCGTCTTGAAGCTTTGCGCCAGCAATGGTGTTATCAGCAATCGCGCCAACGCCTGCGGTTACGACCGCAGCAACGGTGATCTTCTTGGTTTCTGCCGTGCTGACATCGGCAATAGGCAACACGTCAACGGTTGCCTGGGTATCGGCGGCTAGCAGCGAATTGAGCTGCGTAATCTTCTGATCAGCCACTGCTAAGAAACCGTACGCTTATAGCCCAGTTTAGGATGGCACTTCCAGAAGAATGCCAAACCCAGACTCTTGCAGCACTTTGTCCTGTGGATCTTGCTCTTGCAGCAGATAGTCTGATGGCAAATCAAACAGCAGCCTGATGGGTCCAGTGGTGACAAAGCTGATCTTGCTGTGAATTGGTTGATCAGCGATTAACTCAGTTGCCACTGATGTGATCACGCAGTCGGCTGTGTAGAACAGCTCTTTTCGAGCTTCTACCGCATCAATCAGTGTGCCAATAGGCACGGTGTTCGTGCGCTTCATCAAAAATACGCCGGCAAACTCAGCTCCTATTTCTTGCCGCAGCGCTAGTTGATGCATGTATACGGCAGACTCTTCCGTGCCGACATAGTCAGGCGCTCCGCCACGCCATGTTGTATCAAAAAAGCAATCGAGTTCGCCGCTGCCAGATACCAGCGTGGACATGCGCTGCCTAAAGTTATCCCCAAGACTTGTGTACTCCGCTGTGTCTCGGTCAGTGTTTAGCATCCAGCTCACCGTTTGAGCCAAATAAGCATCATCTTTGGATGCCACTTCATAGCTGACTCGGTAAGATGCTGCCGGTGTCGTCAGGGTTATCGCATCTGCAGCACTGCCGGTTAGCGCTTTCTGCCATGTAGCAAAAAGCCTAATACCGCCAACGCTATCGACGTTGACGTACCATTGCCCGTCGTTGCGCCTAGTGTTGTCAGTCCAGCCACTTGTCGCCACAAAATCTAGTAGATCTGTGGTCGGCACACCGCTTTCGTCGACGCGCCTAAACCACACGCGGTCGCCTGTGATCAAGTTGACCACTCGATCTTGCAAGCCAAAACGCTTGGCTGTCACATCGACATCAGATGGAGTCAAGCGGCTGTAGACACGCTCAGATTGCTTGCGCCCGATACGCAAGCCGCCAGCCTCGCCGATCCAGATAGCCATCAGATAAGGTTTACGGCCGTGAGCGGGCCGCAGACGGTGAAGTTAATGCTTGCTTGAATGATCTCACCGACAGTCGCGGCAATCTCCACGCTGGTAAGCGCACACCTGAATCGCACAGCTCTGGTAGTGCTGCCGCCGGAGAATCGAAGCTCTATTGTGTGCGTTGGCTCTGTTGGCGTCTGCGTGGTTCGCAAAAGGTCATCCATGATGGCGCGACCTTCAATCAAGTTTGATGCGTTTTCGTAGTAAAAAACGGTGGCCGTCCCAGTAAATGACTGCACGCCATAAACGTAGTTGCGGGCAAAGTCGCCAAGGCTGGTAGTCTCTAGCGTGTCAGCGTTGGCCGAAAAGTTCCAGTCACTGACTCGTGCTACTTGCACGTTGTCAACCAGTAGGGAGCCATCAATGCCGGTGTACTGCTTAGCCACTGCCGTTTAGCTTTTGCTGTCAGTCTAAACCGGAACAGCAACTAGCTCTACGCTGATACTTTGAATTCCAGGTGCAACATAGGTGACACTAGGCGGGCGGTTGTATCGCCATGTTGTGCCGGTTGCCGTGATGTAGTCGTAGGTCGTCATGCCGGCAAACATTTCAACTGGCACCGCAAACGTTTCAAACGAGCCTTGGGCTATGGCGTAGTGATCAGTAATCTGCTTGCCAACAGCCTCCAGTAGATTCTGAAAGCCAAGGCTGAGCTGAGCTCCTACGCTCAAGCTTCCGTGTTGGATGCGCACTTCGTAGCCGCCTTGGCTGCGATAGGTCGACTGCGGCTTGCTGCCTGGCGTCCATACCCTTGAACTCGGTTTGATACCCGGAAAACTCTGAACAGCCATTTACAGCACCACGAACGGATTGAGTGCGATGTCGCCTGCAATCAAACTAGCGCCGCCGGCATCAGTCGGGAAATGATTGGCTTCAATAGTAACTTGACCAGCAGCAGTTTCCGAAATGGAAGCTACTTGATAGTACGCAGTCTCCGCATAAGAACCAGAGGATGAGACAACGCCTGCGCGCGTGATCCTGATAATGTCCATCGGTTGGAGCTGGGCGACTAGCTTCTCGCCGGGAGGTGATTCTGCGTCGTACGCCACAACAAACGAAACGGAGTGAGTAATGTGCTTTCTTGAGGCAAGAATATATTTACCAACCAACTCGGAGTGAATGCTGTTGGTGACAAAATCGGAAAAATCATACTGCTCAAATGGTCCGTTCAATGCCGTTCCCGTGTACCTGATTTCTGTGGTGGTGTTGAGGCTATAAGGCTGACTGAGCTGTTCGCGCCACGTGACAAGCACGCATATAGGCTTGCGCTGCTGGGATGGATAATATGTTTTTTCGTATGTGTCATTCAATATCTGCGTCGCGTCAAAGCTTTTTGCGGGAAAGATCGTGCTGGCGTTAAAGTCGCCGTTTGACAGCACAGGCAGCACCGGCTTAAAAGCAAACTTTCCGTCGATTTGGACAAACCGCAGCAAGAATCCAGGCGCCACACGCGCCAAATAGTCGCGCAGGTTGACTGGGTTATTGACGACTCCATTGAAGAACAACCTGTTGCGCTCAGTGAATTTATAAGCTTCCTTGAACGAATCAATGTCAATTAAATAATCCGGGACATTGTTCGCCTTAAGCAGATAGTATGCAAGATTTAGAAAATTGCTAGAGCTTCCAATGCCGCCAGTCAGTATGTCTGCAACCCTGACTCCATTGCGGACAAAGCAGCGCACCTGCTCTTTGTAGTCGCCAAGCTTTGCCTCTACTGTGTAAGTGCCTCTGACGGCTAAACAACTTAACCCCGCAAACGATCCGCCGGATCCAGGTGATAGTGGCAAGCCAACCGTGTTATATGAAATCGGAACGGCTGGCGCTCCAGGAGTGCCGGGAATTGTTACTGATGGCGTGCCTGGGGCAACCAGCACTTGCAAAAAAGTCGATCCTGAATACGGATTGATTTTGATTTTAATGTTCTTTCGCCCTTGCCATGCGCTCACGCTTCCTCTGTCTATGCGCAACGTATAGCTAGCTGAATCGTAGCCATTGTCGTCAGACAGAGAAATGCTTGTTACCGCATTAGAAGGGAGAACGCCGCTAGTAGCAATAGTCCTGCTTCCACGTGAAAACGTATAAAGAAACGGCAGTTGCGTATTGGTTTCGTCTTCTACTTTTACTGTAAATGATAATTTGGCTACGTAAAAGGATGCAAAGGAAAGCCCAATCGTAGTCTGTATTTTTGCATCATTATCAACTCGTTCTCTGTATTCGTATACAGGCGCTGTTCCAGGAATGACGGTTGCAGGCGTTGCAGGTATGGCAGGAGTACCCGGTACGGTGCTAACCGTTGAAAATGTATAGTCATATCCGCTTGTTGGCATCGTGCCATAGGCAAACGCACTAGTTGCGCCAGAGATATTCTTGAGAGAAAAAGCGCCTTTATATATGTCGTCGATTGAAATGCTACCAATTTCGCCGTCGCTAATAACCAGACCAAGCGCAAACGAATCTCCCAAGGTATCCGTTAACCGCAAACCGTAACGCGCTGCTGGCGGACTGACCCAAACGCCGCCCACGTTTTCTTGAAACTTGCCGTAAACAAGTGGGATCGAATTCCCTACAGCAACAACGCGCTGCTCACCAGTTGCATCCTTCTCAACCGTAGCTACTGCGTCATACTCATCGCGCAGTAGGTTTGTAGAAATCGGTGCCGATGCGCTCTGTTGAGCGATGAATGGATCGAGCTCGAATGAGTTTGGCATCAGACTTTAGGCGGTTGACCGACAAGTGAAGTGGTGAACTTACGCGGAGGCACTTGAGCCTCGGTTGGATCTAAGTTAGTGCCAATCTGGAGCGTGACCGTCAAGTCGTTGACAGTGGCAGAGCTGAACTCACCTGTATAGCTAGCAATTTTGGTCTTGAT